GGTGTATCATCTCGGATCGGAGCCTCCTTTAATCCGAGTTCGATCATTTGATCATTATTCTCTGGGTTTGTTGCAAACTCCAGAAACGTCCCAGCATTATTCTGGAACATTTCCCGCAATTCTGCGGGTAGATCAGCAAACGTTGCGTTTGCTTTATTAACGAGGTCTAACGCCTCTCTATATTCATTAACTTTTGAATAGTCTCCGTATTGGGCTACGCCCTTTTGAACATTCGCAATTAACCCTGTTTTGTCATATTGCTTTATAATATTTCGCACGTCCGCATCATGGGCGAAATGCTGTTGTGTTAAACTTTCACCTATTGGTTGTGTCATAACCCGCTCACGCTCGCGATAACCTGTATTAAATGGAATTACATTATCTTTTGCCATTTTATTTACCTTTCGGATAAAATTTATAATTTTTGTAGGTACCATGCAATGTTGCATCACCTGTTGGCGTAACTAACTTAAACATCTTAGATTGACGCTTATTCCTATCTTGCAACACTGCTCTTTTTTCTTTTAACGACAAACCTCTTAACCCTCTTGCAGATGTTGTCCTTTGAATATCTGCATAGGGTGTACCTCCTGCACCTACTTTCATACCTAACTTTGCTGCTAAATACGCGTTTTTGGCTGTAGGTGTCCAATATTGCGGACTTAAGTCCGCTGCTTGAGCCGCTTTCGCGTCTATAGTTGACATTATTGCTTGTTGTTTTGCTGTTACGGTTTGAGCTCCAGCTAATCCACCTTTTACGGCCTCTGCACCAATATTTGTTGCTTGATACTGACTTCCTGACGGTGACGAAGCCCCGCCAAGTTTTGCTGATAACATTGGATTAATGCCAGCCTTTCTTAGGTCTGCCATTTGCCTTTGATGAGCTGTATTGCTCATCTTTTCTTGAAACGCCATTTGCTTTGCTGATGATGCTTTATCGGCTTTTTGTTTTCCTAAACCACCTAAGCCGCCTAGAATACCTCCGAACACATCGCCACCTGATACACCTAAGGCTTTACCTAATACATCAAACATCACTTACACTCCGTTACTACGATACTAAGATTGTCTGCAATACCACATATAACAGGAACCCAGTCATCATAGCCATGAGACATAAGCCAAAGAACAAGCGAACCGATTGCCATCGGCAATGCGATACGCTTAATAACGCTAATAACAATATTCCACTTAATATCCATAACATACCTTAGAAATGGTCGATTAAACCGGGCACACTGTAAATAGGCATTGGCCGTGTACATTTCATATCGAAATACCAATCAAATAACAAATCTGGTTCTGTTGGTAATGCTACAACCCGATCAATTGGCGGGTTTTCCTCAATAAACGATGCATTGAGCACTGGCACACTACTGAAGTCTTGTGACAAATGCCATACGTCCAAACTACCTGAAGCGTTCGACCGCATTTTTCCTGTAATTTGAGACGGCTTATACCGATATTCCGCATAACGCTCTTGATATCCAAATACATCCTGATCCGCACTTGTTCCTTGTGTGTAAATTTCTTCATTAAGAACTGCTTGTTCTCCCAGATGTGCAAGCGCCGGCCAATAAAAGTCCCAGCGATCGCGACGCGACCACATCCTATTCATACCTTGTTGATATGTTAAATCTGCAAATACACAAGCCATGCCGATAATTACGCCATGCTCTACAAATGATTTGCTAAATCCGTGTCCCTGCACTCCTACTGTTCCCATCGCACTAAGATTACCCTGTGGCGATGTTGAATCTGTAGATGACGTCTGTGGAATTGGTTGCATAGATACCGGTGTTTTACCGCCGCCTAGATATTCTGGGCGTTGCAAGCGCGCATCTGGTGAAGTTACACCAAAATGCGATTGTAGGATTTCTGTATAACGTGTACCACCGCGCGCATCGCGCTCGTACAACCTTTGAATCTGAAATGCTTCCCGCAGCTGATTAATTGTCGCTGCTGTAGCTGTTGTCAAATCTGCAACTAGTCCTGTGTTTGAACCAAACTCGACATTTTGGACAACATCATTAAAGTCTGTTAGACCCAAACGATCCCCATAAGACTGGTTAACATACACATTACGATCTACACCTTCTATTGCACCCTGCAACAAAATATTTGTTCCATCTGTATTAACTGGTGCTGACGAACCCAAAGGCAAGTTTACTGCATCACCTTTTTGCGGCCAAGGTAAACATGATGTAAAATAATCATGCCGCTTTCCACGCTTAAGCAATACATAATCGCTTATATCATCTGGCCCATCAAGGGTGTCAACTACTACTGAATCCTGAAGGTTTTCGTCCCGAAACCATTCGTTATAACAAAGATTATAGGCACGCCCATGTAGGTTGTTAAATGCGATTCCATTAACACCTGTTGGCAAACCCATATAATCATACAGGCTATCGCCTGCTAAACTTACCCCTGACCCCAGCGTTAGCTGTGGAACCAAATAGCTTGTGCTATCGCCCGGATTATCCTGAGCGCCATTAAACTTTTCCCAATTATCCCAAACTAACCGATTTGGGACAAAGAAAAAGAATGTTTCTACATATAAATTATCCATAACTGGATAAATCGGAGTAGCTAGGCGACCGAATCCATGCGCTTTAAGATTAAAAGAATCGCCTGGAACTACTTCATCGACGAATATTGGTACTAAATACCCTGCGTCGAATGTTGTTTTTAGTCCGTGTGACCTGTTAAACGTTGAACGCTGAATATCAGCACGTGGCACTCGCGAAAACTCGTGCTTCATTACTGTTGGTAAATTACCCATACGACCGCCTAGCATTGTTTTATTCTCCTACTAGATTTTCTATTTCTTGGAGTTTTTCCGGCTTATGACCGGTTATAACTCCGCTTACATCGTCAAATTCACCTAACTTGTGCAAACTGAAATCCAATGGATGTTTTGCAAAAGCATGTTCTGGTGAATTGACTACCAAATCTTGAATTGCTCGAATTGCTGTCCCGTCTTTGATTTCCAAAAACGGTGCTGAGAACAATTCTGCTTTTCTATCATACACTGCATAATATACTTTTTTCATAACTACCTCCTGTTATTTTAAGAAACGTTAAACGTTTCTTATTAATCTTTCAAGCTTTTTTATTTTTACTTCTTCTTCCACCCAAAGTCTGTCCATTTGTTCACCATAATTAATTATAGGTTCATCTGCGTTTTCAACGCGTTTTTGTTTTACTTTTGCAAAGAATCCTTCTTCGCACAACTTGTCGTAATACCTAGGTGGCCTTACTTTATAGCCATTTATCACAATGAAATCGTGTTTATGGCAATCATGGTATCCATATGTTTGATACCATTCATAACCGATGCCGGGCATACGCGACATCGTACAATATTCCGGCTTTATCTCATTTATTATTTCGCCGGTTTCGAGATCTACCTCTCGATAATGTGACGCAGCTGCGTCACCTGTTACTTTTTTCATGACATATCTGGCACAGTATGCTGCTGTGTCGAAGCTAACTGCTCCGATCGTATGGAATCCATACGGCCATAGCTCCGCTAATTCTTGACTTACAAATAATTTGAAGTCGCCTTTATTTGACCACAATTTTTTATCCTTGAAATCATTCCCGAATAATAACGCATGATAATGTGGTCGTTTATTTTGATCCCCATATTCCCCACAATGAAAAAATCTTATTTTGTGGGAATACTTTTTCCGGAGGCGTTTCATAAACCTTTGGAACTCTGTATTATCTAAACTTTCCGGATTTTTACGTTTTGCAATGTGTTCATTGTCAAACGTTAGAGTTATGAAACAATTATCCTCGTGCGTCTGAGCCTCATGAACGCACCTAATAGCCCATTGGCGACTGTAGTCTAACCTGCACCCAATACATTGGCCACAGGGTAAATTAAAGCCCCTCGCAAATGCGAAGGGCTTATCAAATACTATTTTTCCATCGCATTTATAGGCTACCAGAGGATGATAACATGGCATTTATAATCTAATGCCACCGCGCATTGGTTTTGTGAAATTTTTCCCTTTCACTTTCATAGCGCCTTTTGTAAATTGTTTACGACTACTTCTAGCTCTCATTTTTTTTCTGTATTTCATCTTCTTTCCTTTCAAATAAATTTAACCATACTTCGCCGTTTTTATCTGCAATCGGCAACACATCTAACTTAATCCAAAAATTACGGTCGCTTTTTTGTGCTATCCCTATTTTGATCCATTGTGTTTTATCTTCACGTGTCTTGGCCTGAGTTAAATTATACTTAATTGTTTCCACCTTTTCCTCCTTTGGTGTCAGTGGGCACAGTTACATCAAGTGAGTAACTGTGCCCGGGCTGCCTCCACTCCCCCTTATCTAGGGGAGCGGGAGGCTCGGCAGCCTTATTTTCACCCTCTGGGGGTGTATCATCTCGGATCGGAGCCTCCTTTAATCCGAGTTCGATCATTTGATCATTATTCTCTGGGTTTGTTGCAAACTCCAGAAACGTCCCAGCATTATTCTGGAACATTTCCCGCAGTTCTGCGGGTAGATCAGCAAACGTTGCGTTTGCTTTATTAACGAGGTCTAACGCCTCTCTATATTCATTAACTTTTGAATAGTCTCCGTATTGGGCTACGCCCTTTTGAACATTCGCAATTAACCC